TGGTTATCCAATTATTAAGCATGCTGATAATGGAGATCCTATTTTAAAAGATGTTATAAAATATAAAGTCCCTTATTTAAAAGATGAAGTACTTTCAGTTATTAATTGGTTAAAAGATAAATAGATGCTAGTTAAATTATTTGATATAGAAAATGATAAACTTGTTCCTACTGAACATTGTTATACAATAAAATGGTTAAAAAATATTATGGATGAATATTCTAAAGATGAAGAGTATTTAAAAATATATGCGTATCTTTTTTACATGACATTTCCAAATCCTGATTTAAATCCTTATTTTAATATGATTGAGATGGACAAGGAGGAGGTTATATTAGATGATATTGGAGCAGATTTTTCAACTGAAGATGAAATGATTGTTCTTGGTTTAGAAAAATGTAAAGAAATGTTCTCAACTCCAACACATAGAGCATTTATGGGTATTAAAGGTATGTTAGATAAATTAGCAAAGTTTATGGAAAATACAGAAATTACAACGGGTAGAGATGGAAATATGAATTCAATTATATCAGCTGCAAAAAACTTTGATCAAATAAGACAATCATACAAAGGTGCCTATAAAGATCTGCAAGATGAACAACAATCTCATGTAAGAGGTGGAAAAGGATTAGCATATGATCAACATTAAGGCAAAATGTTTAGAAAAGAAGAGTATCCAATAAGAATACCTACATGGAAGAAAGGTGAGTGGACAGAAACTGAATTTAATTCTCAAGAACACTTTAATGACTTTTTAGTATCAGTATTTACTGAACCAGGTACATGTGACTTTGACAACGATGTTCACGAGTTTAATAAAGAATCACAAGTATATAAAGAGAAAGGTTATTATTGTAAAGCACCTTTTAAAAGTAAGGATTATAGAAAATATTGGGATGATCAAAAAAATAAATGTAGAAAAGGTGTAATTTA